TTGGGTTCAGCCTTCGGAAACGGTCTTGAGCGACGCGGAGGCGACGTTCTTGTCCGATGCCTTCTTCGTTGCCTGAGCGGTGGTGTTCGCCGGGTCAAGCAGCGGGTCGATCGGCGGCCAGTCCTTCAGATCGGCGAGCATCTTGGATTTGAGATCCTTGCCGAGCTGCGGGAAGAGTTTGTCGATGATGGCCTTCATCTGTTCCTGGCGAAGCGAATCCGGCGCCTCGATCAGCATCAGACGAGCGGCGATGTCGAATTCGTCGTAGAGGCCGCGCGTGTCGAAGTTGTCCGGGTAGGTCACAAGCGCCTCGCTTCCGACCGGCACCGTTTCGCCATTCCAGAGGGCGACCAGGCGCGCGATCTTGTTCTCGATCACTTGCAACGAGTCAGCCTTGGCTGCCAACAGAGCGTTCACTCGCTCGAAGTCGTAGGCCTTGGCAACTCCCGAACTGTTGTCGATCCCGAGCGAGTTGTCCTGTTTGGTGCGCTCGCCCGCGAGACCGCAGGTGTGATAAATCTCGTTGATGATCTTGTGGATCACCGCGAGGATCATTTGGGCCTGTTTGGGGTCCGGGGAAATGTATTTCGGTTCACCGCCCTCGCCGTCGTAGAGGAACACGCGCTTGGTGCCCATCTCCAGCAGCTTGGTGTAGTTGTCCTCGCCGGGCATGAGGCCTTGGGCCGGCATTGCCAGTTGCGAGAACGTCTGGTCCTGAATGATTGCGTCCAGGTTCGAGAGGTAGTTCGCCACCGCCCGATCCAGATAGGCGATGTCGTCGATCATCGACGGCGCCACATACAGCTCGTCGGTGATCACGTGGTCAGCGAGAATCACCGGCACTTCGCCCAGGTCATGCGCGCCGTTGCCGATCTCGACCACCTTCTGCTTCTTGCCCTTGCCCTGCAATTCGAACAGGCGCCACTCGGTCTTCGTCCACAGACGAAAACGCGGCGTGATCTCGCCGGTGGACGTGAGCGGGTCCGCGTCGTCGCGCGCCGCTTCCTGCAGCAGTGCCCAGTTCAGGCCGCCGGCGTCGTCATAGCTGTAGTCGAGGAGCTGATCGGGGCCAACCAGATACGCGTAGGTCTGCACCCCAAGCGCCTTCTCTTCGGCCTTGGTGGCGGGTGCGGCGGTGGCCGGGTTGTCGACCACCACGGCGATGCGGCCCGAGCGAGACGAGCGGGAGGCCACCTGGCGCGCGAGATCCTGGATGCCGAGGCCGTTGCGAGTCGCGCGCAGCCAGAACGCCTTGACCGATTCCGGTGCGTCGTCGAGGTTGCGGGTGATCGCCTGCTTGAACAGATACTTGTTCAGGAGGTCGACGACTTCCTTCGTGTGATTGAAGCGATAGGCGCGCGCCTGGCGGTCGCTGTATTCCTTGTCGCCTTCCTTGATGTAGCGAAAGACGTTGGTCTCGAACCACTCCCGGCCGCCCTCGTAGGTGGCTTCCAGGAATTGCCAGTGGTTCAGGCTTTTCTTGTATTCCGGGTGACGACGCTCGATCAGCGCGCGCAGCTTCTTCTGCTCGTCGTCCATCGGCGTGAGCCCCATTGCGGTCGCGCTATCGACCTCCTTGGGGTCGAGAACCGCCTGCTCGCCGGTCGTGAATGTGGTCGTATTGATTCGTGGCATGGTCTGAATTATTAGTCAGTTCTGACTGTTGTGCAAGTTAAATAGACAGGCCGCCCAATTCCAGACGGCGAACCGGGAATTCGAGGTCGATGCAATAGCCCGCGGCGTCCGCGGAGTGTTCGGTGCCGCCCGTCTTATCCACATCGCGGCTACCCGGCTTGTAGATCGTCTGCTCAAGCGACTTGATGAAATGCTTGCAGGACTCGTCAATACGCATGCGCACCGCTCCATCGGCAGAGCGCAGCATGCGGTTCACCGCATTCACCCGGTCGGCAACCATCGGCGCTTTGCGGCGCGCCTTGATGCGCTTGAAGCCCTTCTCGCGCAGGATGTCGAGGTCGGTCTCGCCGCGCGCGTGCTGACGCTGGCCGCCGGCCGGGTCCGGGTAGATCACCGTCTGCTTCTGGTAGCGCCAGTATTTCTTCTCCAGCGCGTCGGCCGTCTCTTCGGTGTTCGAGCCAAACTGCACGATCTCGTCGACCGCCCACAGCTCGCCGCTCTCCTGGAGCTGGAAAATGACGGTCGACATCGGGTCGATGTTGAAGTCCATCCCCACCCAGATCGGCAGCTTCGGGTTGAAGGCGTGCTTGCCGACGTGGATCGTGCGATCGAACGGGTAGTAGACGCGCCCGCTCATGGTCTCGAAGCTGGCTTCGAACTCCTGCATGTAGGACTTCGTGTCCATGTCGCGCTTGGCGGCCTCGAGCTCCTGCGCCGGGATGAAGGGCGAGGTCGAGGTCGGGAACTGCCAGGAGGCCCATTCGTTCTTGCGCAGGCGCCCGTTCGGGTCGAGATACTCGTCACCGCGCTGCCCCATCATGTAGACGGTGTGCAGGTAGTTGTAGGCCTTGGGCGTGCCGATGAACATCGCATGTCCGCCCGTGTCCGCGAGCGTCGGCCGGAGCACCTTGGTCCAGGTCTCCTCGTGCATGTCCTGGAACTCATCGAGCACCAGGAAGTGGATACCCACCCCGCGCAGCGAGTCGGCCTTGTCGGCGCCCTTCAGCTCGATGCGGCTGCCGTTGCGCAGGTAGATGCAGAGCGACGTCTCATTGACCTTCTTCACCCACTTCTTCGGGATCGCCTCGAGCAGATCGGTCCACATGATCTGCTTCGCCATCTTGTAGGTCGGCGCGACATACCAGATTTTGCGGCGCTTGATCTGGGCGAATTTGATCAGCAAGACCTTCGACAATTGACTTTTGCCCCAACGTCGCCCCGCGACGACAACCCGGAAGCGCCGCTTGTCCTGAAACACCATCATCTGCTTCGGATGCAGCGAGAGGGTCGAGGTCTTGGCCGCCATCAGTCGCCTTCCTCGATGATGTCGTCGTCATCCAGCCCCTCGAGCTCCTCGTCGAGTGTGGTGTCGCTCTCAGGGATGCGCAGGTCGTCATCCTCGTCGCGCGAGCGCAGCGCCTCGATCTGGTCGGCCGTCAGTTCGCTGATCACCAGGTCCGGCAGCCCGTCTTCGTCCATCGCGTCGTCGCGGTCGAGCCCCAGCACCGCCCAGCGTTCTTCGCGCGCCTTCTTGAGCACCGACATCGCCGCGTCGAGCGCCTTCAGGTTGTTCAGCGCCGTCGCAACCGGCCGGCCCTCTTGCTTCGCTGTCAGGATCTCGTTCCAGGAGAGCTTGGCGAGCCCCGAGGCCATCTTGTAGTGCTCTTCCTTGGTCTCCCGGATGCGCGCGGCGAGAATCGTTGCGTCGTCGATCGCCGCGGTGGTGACGGCTTCCTTCACAGCGGCCGCGTGCTCGGCTTTCTTCGCCCCGCGCTTGATGCCCTTCGCGGTGAAGTGCTTGTGAAAGGCGGTGCGGTGCTTGCCGAACCGGGCGGCGAGATCCTCGAGGGTGACTTCGCCGGACTCCCAAAGCGCTTCAGCCTCGGCCCATTGCTTGGGCGTGAGGCGCGCGTGCTTGGTCTTCGGTGCCGCTACTGCTGTTGCCTTCGTCACTACCTATCCTTCTCGTTTCAAATCTTCAAAAAAAAAGGGCGCAGAGGTGAGCGCCCATTTCGGAGAGAGAAAACGAAAAAATCTGGGCTCCACTGTAGCGACCGCCTTGGCCTTTGTCAACAGTCAGTTTTGACTATTTCTCCCCGCATACGACAATGTAGAGCGCGAGTGCGAGCGCAGATGCTTCGTCGGGCTGCGCAAACGTCGCTAGACGCTCGCCATTTAGCTCGAACGAGCAAACCCACCCGCCCGTGTCACCGGGAAGCACTGAGACCGGGATTTCGCGTTTCGCGAGTGCTTCGAGGCAGAGTGCTTCCCGCCCCGCGAAGTCGAGCCCCGGAAACCAGTTGGTCTCGTCGGGGATGCCCAGCGCCCGGTCCCAGCACTTCACGATGCCGTCCTGGATCTCGACGATGAAGGAGAGCGCGGCCGCCATCGCCGCGTTGATGTGGGTTGGGCTGATCGTGCCCGTGCCGACGACCCGAGGCGCCGCCG